CGCATCCACCACAGAACGCGCCCGTATCGACTCCAGCGGTAACTTGGGTGTCGGGGTTACAAGCCCAGGGGCAAAACTTGATGTTTATTCTTCGTCAACAACAGCCGCAACGCCTATTGCTTATTTTGGAAAAGCATTAAACAGCACTGCAACATCAAATATTCTTGTAAGTTTTCTGATTAACTCAGGAGGAACGGGCTCTGGAAATATTGTTGCTAACGGAGCAAACCAAGCAGCATTCGCAACTTCTTCTGACGCTCAAATCAAAGAAAACATTTCTAATATTGAACCGCAACTTGACAAAATTATGGCTTTACGGCCTGTTGAGTTTGATTACATTGAATCCGAGGGTGGTGGTCATCAAATTGGTTTTATTGCTCAGGAGATGGAGGATGTGTATGCAGACTCTGTTGGAGAGCGAGAAGACGGAATGAAGATGATTTCTGGATGGTCTAGAACAGAGGCTCGCCTTGTCAAAGCCTTACAAGAGATGAAAGAAATCATTGATGACCAAGCGGCTAGGATTGCCGCATTGGAAGCCAAATGAAATCTTGCACGCATTGCAACCAAGTAAAGCCTTTTGAGGCTTTCTACGCAAGCTCGACTCACAAGTCGGGCTATACGTCTTGGTGCAAAGTGTGCGAGTCTGAGCGCAACAAAGCCAAAAACCAAGCAAACCGTGATGCTCGACTTGCCAAAGCAAAGCAATGGCGCGATGCAAACAAAGGCAAGCAGGCGGGTTTAGTCAAGGCTTGGCGTGAGCAAAACGCAGAGCGTGTGTCATCAATGTACCGTGACTGGGCTGGTCGCAATCAGGACAAGGTAAATGCCAAGTGGATGAAACGTGCGGCGGGAAAGAAAAGCAGAACACCGCCTTGGTTAACCAGTGATGATTTATGGATGATTGAGCAGGCTTACGACATTGCCGTGCTCAGAACCAAAATGCTTGGTATAGAGCATCATGTTGACCACATTATTCCGCTGCAAGGAAAATCCGTTTCTGGCCTTCATGTGCCTTGGAATTTACAAGTCATCACAGCAAGGGAAAATCGTATGAAATCAAATCAACTCAAGGCTGACGTAGCCGCACTGAAAGCCAAATAACCCCTGAAAGGAAAAACCATGACGACAACTTACAACTGGGTAATCTCTGCCCTTGACTGCATCCCCAATACGCCTGAAGGCGCAGACTATGTTGTGACCGCCCATTGGTCATGTAACGGTACTGATGGCACTTATAACGCCAGCGTCTACTCGACCTGTTCGTTTCCTGTTGTCCAGGGGTCTTCTTTTATCCCTTATTCTTCGCTAACAGAACAGACTGTTCTGGGCTGGATTTGGGCTAACGGAGTAGACCAAGCCGCTACAGAAGCCGCTGTTCAGCAACAGATTGAGAATTTGCAAAACCCGCCTGTAATTAGTCCTCCGCTTCCATGGATTACCCCTGCGGCATAAGCATAAAGGGTAAGCCGCCAACCCATGATGGCGGTTGCATTTGGAGTTAGTAATGGACGACAAGAAAATCGAACTAAGCCTGAGCCTGGTGAATGCCACTCTGCAGTATCTGGGCACCCGCCCGTACGGCGAGGTGTTCCAGCTGGTTCAAGCCATCCAGGAGCAGGCCATCCCCCAGGTTCCAATGCCTGAGACCAAGCCGGAAGAAGCCACGGTTCAGTGAGGTAATCATTGATCCAGTTACTGCGTTTACGATGGTTTCGGGCGCTATCTCAGGCGTTCGCAAACTTTGTGCTCTGGTTAAGGAAGCTCAGGCAGCTGGTAAAGAAGTAGCTGACCTGACCAGCCAAGTCACCCAACATGTTGGTAAGGTACTGGAGCATACGCAGGAACTGAAGAAAGCGGAACTTGAAGTTAAGAAGAACCCACCAAAGGGGAAATCGCTTCAAGTTCTTGCTTTTGAAGAGGTCGCTAGGAAGGTTGAATTGAAGCAGCAGTATGAACAGCTGCGCAACATGATCATCTATGAGCTTGGGTTGCCAGGAGGGTTTTGGGCAGATTTTGAGAAGACACTGTTCCGTCTGGAGCAGGAACATGAAAGGGACTTGGAACTAGCCGAGCAGATGCAAAAGGAACTGGAATGGCAACGCAGGGTTCGACTAGATCAAATCCAAGAGGTAATCCTAGAGGTGGTAATCGTTCTGGTAATGCTGGCGTATCTGGTCGCTCTAATCTGGTCAGTGATGTTGCACCAGAAGAACCGATTGGGGGTTTGGTTGGTATGACGATTATGGCATTTTTGTTCGCCATCATGTTGCCGGTGATGATGTTCATGTACATCGACATGCACAAGCTCAGGCTGGAGAACGAACGGATCACGCAGAAGATTAGCAAGTACCGACAACTGATTGAAAGGTGCGACAGGTGAGTGAACAGGACAAGGCGCTAGGGGTGTTGGACAGGGTGCTGGCCTATGTGGACAGCCCGTTTAAACTCATTGCCCTCCTGATCATGTTCATCTTTGGGTTCTGCGCATGGTTTGTCTATGCCAATCAGGAACTGCTGGTAGGTGCTTACAAGGAAAGCCAGAAGCTTCCAACAATTAACGAGGCCAGGGTGGAAGACGCTGCGGCAGTGCTGATCAAGTACGGCGGCGCACAGACCGTGGCTATTTTCAAGGTGAACCCTTTGTTTGGCACCCGAGTTCTTTACCGGGCGTATACAAAGGATGGACGAGACAAAAGGCTGGAGGGAATCGATGTCGGTCTCTTTACCCAAAACCCAAACAATAACGCAGACGTTGTACGCCTTATGGCAGGAGAAACGCCGTGTGGAGACTACCATAAGCCACAAAGCGAAATCGGCCTGTGGTACGTCGAGGCTGGTGTCACCTACGGCTGTCGTATCTCTGTACCACCCGACGCAACACGTTTCATCGGTCAAATTACCGTCGGGTACAAAGATAAACCTGAGAGCATAGAGGACGCTCAGTCCATGTTGCTCATTGCTTCATCAATGTTAACCAAAAAGAGTTACTAAATGGGAATACTAGACACACTTACCGGTGCCGCAAGTACCACGCCCATGGGGGCGCTACTCAATGTGGGGAGCAAGATTCTTGACCGTGTTCTTCCTGATCCGGCGGCTAACGCTGCGGCCAAGGCAGAGCTTCTGAAAATGGAGCAAGAAGGGGAGTTGGCACGTCTAGCCAACGAAACCAAGCTGTATGAGACCGAGCAGAACAATTTGACCAAACGCCTGGAAGCCGACATGGCAAGCGACTCTTGGCTATCCAAAAACATCCGCCCCATGACGCTAATATTCCTACTTTTGGCTTACAGTGGGTTTGCGGTGGCTTCCATGTTTGACTACGAAACTAGGGGCGCTTATGTTGAACTGCTTGGACAGTGGGGCATGCTTGTGATGTCCTTCTACTTTGGTGGCCGTACCCTGGAAAAAATTGCAGATAGGGTTAAAAAATGAACTTGACTGAACATTTCACTGTAGATGAACTCACGCACACCGATCACCGAGAGCTGGACAATACTCCAAACGAAGCCGAGATGGCTAATCTTCGCCGTCTGGCGCAGTTTCTTGAGCAAGTCAAAGAGGTTCTGGGCGGAAAGCCCATCATGGTCAATAGTGCTTTCCGGTCAAAGGCTGTCAATGATGCTGTGGGCAGTAAAGACACTTCTCAGCATCGGCTCGGCTGCGCTGCTGACATTCGGGTTCCGGGCATGACCCCAAATGAGGTTGTAAAAGCTGTTATCGCAAGTAAAATTGGCTACGACCAAATTATCCGGGAGTTTGACCGCTGGACCCATATATCAGTGCCAAATCTTTCGACTGGTGAGCCGCGACGGCAAGCGCTGATTATTGACAAACAAGGCACTCGGCCCTACGCTTGATGCTAGTCTAAGGGACGTTCGACATGCTCAAAAAACTGACGCTGAGGGCTGGCGTAAACCAAGAAAACACTCGATATACCAGCGAGAATGGCTGGTATGTCAGTCAATGGGTTCGTTTTCGCCAGGGCACACCTGAAAAAATTGGCGGTTGGACGCGCATTTCTGCTAACACATTTTTGGGTGTCTGTCGTTCCTTGTGGAACTGGGTAACCTTGGGCGGGTTCAACCTGATTGGTGTAGGAACAAATGAAAAGTTCTACATATCCAATGGTGGTCAGTACTACGACATTACGCCAATTGACTTTGTCAATACGCTGACAAACCCCTTCGCAACCAATACGGCAACCAATACAGGAACCACCACAACCGTTACGGTGACGGACGCAGGGGGTGGATATGCCGCAGGAGACTATGTAGTCTTCAACCCGACTGTCACAGTGGGTGGTGTTTCTATTGGCGGCGAATATGAAATTCAAACATTGGTTACTTCAACCTCATACACCATTACGGTAACGGGCACTGCAGCGTCTACCACGTCTGGTGGAGGTACTGTATATGCCATGTATGAACTTCCTATCGGCCCTGCAGAGGCGGTTCCGCAGGTTGGGTGGGGTGCGGGCGGATGGGGATTGGGAACTTGGGGCAATGGGGTTGAATCCACGCAACCAATTCGTTTGTGGAGCCAAAACAACTTTGGTGAAGATTTGATCTTTGCCAATTTGGGCGGAGAGATCTATTATTGGAATGCCACCCAGGGCGTTGTGCCTTTGACCGCAACCATCACTATTGCCGCTCCTGGAGTTGTAACTGTTTCAACAAACTTCTCCAATGGAGATGCTATTGTTTTAAACACCACTGGAGCGCTTCCCACCGGCTTGACTCCTGGGACAATCTATTACGTTGTAAACGCATCTGGTACAACGTTTAATCTTTCTGCAACCTATGGCGGCTCACCAATCACTACAACTGGGTCGCAGTCTGGCACTCATACAATATCTATCCGGGGTATACCTGTAGCATCCATGGCTGGAGCTTCTGGCGTACCAACCATTCAGAACTTTATATTTGTTTCTGACATCAGCAGGTTTGTATTTGCCTTTGGTTGTAATGACTATGGATCTGCAATTCAAGACCCAATGTTAATTCGCTGGGCAGATCAGGAATCTGTAACGGATTGGACGCCATCAGCAACCAATCAAGCTGGTAGCGTTCGTCTGTCCCACGGATCCAGACTTGTCGCTTGTATCCAGACGCGCCAAGAAATTGTGGTGTTTTCAGATTCTTCTGTATATTCATTGCAATATGTAGGCCCAAATGTAATTTGGCAGTCTCAGTTGCTTGGAGACAATATTTCTATTGTCGGCCAAAATGTTGTTTCTCAATCCGCAGGTATTGTTTACTGGATGGGAACCGATAAGTTCTATCGCTATGATGGCCGTGTTCAAACTCTGCGCTGTGATTTGCGCCAATATATTTATGGGGATATTAATTTAGCCCAGTCTGAGCAATTCTTTTCTGGGACAAACGAAGGGTTTAATGAAGTTTGGTGGTTCTATTGTTCTGCTAATTCAAACACAATTGATCGGTATGTGGTGTTTAACTATTTTGAGAATAATGGGCAAGGCGTTTGGTATTACGGCAATTTGGCCCGGACGGCGTGGCTTGATTCTGGTTTAGTTGACTACCCAATGGCGGCTACATATGCCAATAATATAGTTAACCATGAATCTGGCGTGGACGACAATACAACCGACACGCCAGCAGCTATTTACTCCAAAATCAGTTCTGCAGAATTTGATATTGAAGATGGGGATCGGTTTGGGTTTGTCTGGCGCATGTTGCCTGATATTACCTTCCGTGGATCTACAACAGAATCTCCAACAGGGACAATGACTTTGATCCCTATGCAGAACTCTGGTTCTGGATATAACAATCCGATTTCCCAAGGTGGCAATTCAGACGCTTCTGTAACCCGCACGGCCACTGTTCCAATTGAGCAGTTTACGGGTCAGGTATATGTCCGGGTGCGTGGACGGCAGATGATCATGCAGTTTGAGAATGAACAGCTTGGGTCAACATGGCAGTTAGGTTCTCCCCGGATTGACATTCGTTCTGACGGACGCCGGGGCAATACATGACATTGATTGTTACGTCAGAGTACGAACTAAGCAAGGTTGCTCCACCCAACCTGCCTTTGGCCCCAACGGAATATGACTCCAGGTATCAGGAGCAGTTCAATAACGTTCTGCGCCTGTACTTCAATCAGCTAAATAAAATTGTGGGGCAACTTATGGCAACCAACACAGAAGTACCAGTTGCATTCCCGCACACGGCCCTGGCTGCTTTTGGTCGCCAGCGGGTTAGCCAGCCCTATACCCTGTTTGATAGCCAGAACCGCTACGCTGCTGATAACCAGTTTGACACATCGACGACCGGCACAGGGTCCACCACGTTCAATTCAAACCAGGCTAGCGTCAGCATGAGCGTGACGGCTGGGGGCGTGGGTTCTGTGGTGCGTCAAACCTACCGGAGCTTCCCATATCAGCCCGGCAAAGGGCTTTTGGTGCTTGCTACCTTTGTGATGGATGCGAGTAACAGCGTCAACCTGACCCAGCGCGTGGGTTATTTCAATACTCAAAATGGCGTATTCTTCCAGAAGGTAGATGGTGTAAACAGCTTTGTCCTGCGTTCTAACACTTCAGGAACTCCTAGTGACGCCCGTACAGTTAATCAAGCTGACTGGAATGGGGATCCCTTGGACGGCACAGGTGCCAGCGGGTACACATTGGATCTAACAAAACCGCAGATTCTTTGGATGGACTTTGAATGGTTGGGCGTGGGTTCTGTCCGTTGTGGGTTCATCATCGACGGCCAGTACATTGTTTGCCACACATTTAATACGGCAAACGTCTATGGAACTACGGTATACATGACCACGGCTATCCTGCCGGTGCGTTATGAGATTACAACCACAACATCTGCGGTTGCTGCAACCCTGACCCAGATCTGCTGTTCTGTTGTATCTGAGGGTGGTTTT